GGTTGAGTCGTGATCGCAGACCTCGACGGCCTAATCGCTCAAGCACACGTCGACATTGACGCAGCATTAGCGACTTGCTCTAATCCTGTTCTCGCGTTTTCGGGCGGCAAAGACTCAATCGTCATGGCGCACCTAATGTCGCTTCACGGCGTATCTATCGGTGCGTGCGAAATCTCGCACTATTACGTGCGGCAGGCGGCTGACGTAAAGAACATCGCAGCGAACATGGGACTCACCATCTCTTGGGAAATGCGACGCGACGACGATTGGCTACGCGACAACCCGCAATACCTTTTCGCTTCAGATAGCCGGATCAGGCTAAAGTGGTTTGCTCAACGGCAGCACACCACGATGCGCGACTACGCCACCGAGAACGGACACGACATGGTTGTTTTCGGTCGCAGAACACAAGAGAACACGGTTCCGCACATGCTGTACAAAACCCGTCACCTCGGATCGTTTCACCCTATTCGAGCGTGGAAACACGAACACATTTGGGCCTACATGGACAAAGTCGGTATCCCGAAACCGTGGATGTATCACAACATTCATGGCCAACTCGTCGGCAACGGCCCGTTCTTCAACTTGAAAGCCAAACTCGTTGGCGGCATAGACGAAGCATGGCGCATCGCCGCATCGCTCGACCCTTCGATTACACCCGAAAGATTCAATCCCACAAGGAGCATCGCCTAATGAACCCCGACAAGTTTGAAACGTGGACCGAATACTTCGGACCTCTACTCACCGTCACCGACACCATGCCTGACGGCAGCACCCGTCAATCGACGATGTACGCGTTCGAAACATTCTCCGAAGAACACGCCGCCGCTACCGACGCCACGATCATTGAAAGCCGTGGAGCGATCTTCGGGTACGTAAGCGAAGGCATTGTCACGATGCGGGACTACACCCACGGCCTCGAACCGATCACCCTCGTCGCCGGTCAATACTTCGCTATCAGCGCACCCGTTACGTTTCTATTCCATTCGGGGCAACCCGCACGGGTAGTGGCTATCCACACCACCGACTTCGTGCCGCTCCGCACTATCGGTGGACCCGTCGAGCCGAAAGGACGCTTGCGTTACATCGACCGCTGCTCCGACACGCTCCTCATCTCGCCACCCCGGCTCGGCGACCCGTGCCTCAACCTTCTCCACTTCCCGCCGGGCATCCATCAAACCGCACACACCCACCCGTCAGTCCGTTGTGGTGCTATCGCATCAGGAGCCGGATACTGCATCGACGGAGACGGAAACAAACTCGACCTACTCCCCGGCATGGTGTGGATTATCCCGAAGGACGTTGTCCACTCATTCCACACAGCAGACTCCGGCGACAACCTCAACGTCATCGCATTCCACCCCGACACCGACTGGGGTCCGGAAGACGAAACACACCCAATGCTCAACCGCACATGGGTAGACGGAACGAAAATCGACAACACAACCGAACAGCACGCTAACCCTGACGTTATGGTGTTCGACTAGAAACGACTTGAGGGAACGCAATGGCACGCCCAACGAAACTCACACCCGAAGTGCAAGAGAAAATCGTTCAAGCACTTCAAGCCGGCAACTACCAAGAAACCGCAGCACGCTACGCCGGCATCAGCGAACCGACCTTCTACCGATGGATGGCCGACGCTATTGATGATGACGCCCCGAAGGAACTGCGAGAGTTTCGAGAGGCAGTAGAAAATGCGCGTGCATCTGCTGAAGTTCGTGCGGTGGCCTTGATTCAACAAGCAGCACAGAACGGTACGTGGCAAGCATCTGCTTGGTATTTGGAACGATCACACCCTCACCGGTGGGGCCGTTTCCAACGCACCGAAGTCACCGGGCCTAATGGCGGTCCCTTACAAGTTGATGTCGACGTACTCGACAAGCGCATCGCTGAACTAATCACCGACACAGCGGACGATGACGACGACGCTTGATCGGCTCCGTGATCTACCGGCCTCGCAACGACGGCGGGTGCTAGCACGACTATCGGACGCCGAACGTGCCGCGGTAGCCGCCGAACTAGATGCCGTTGAAACGGATACGTCTCGACGGTTCTACTGTCCCGATAACGAGTGTGATGGCTCACCTCATGCCGGTTGGCACTGGTGCGAACATCCGATGGATTCTTCAGAACATGGACCGGAATGCCGTCACTCTCGGCCGGCGCAACGACCACCCGAAGGCGAGTGGCTCGTATGGCTATTCTCCGGTGGTCGTGGAGCAGGGAAAACACGTGCCGGTTCCGAATGGATTCTCGATCAGGTTTGGAACCACGGAAAGCGTCGCATTGCGCTCGTAGGTCGAACACGTGCTGACGTTCGAGACGTCATGATCTATGGCGACTCAGGGATTATGGCTTGTTCCGATCCGTTGCCACGACCGGATCATCAACCAACGAAACGCCGGCTTGTGTGGCCGAACGGTGCGCAAGCGTTCACTTACTCCGCCGATGCCCCGTCACAGTTGCGAGGCCCGCAGCATGATGCCGCTTGGGTAGACGAATCGGCAGCGTGGCCCGACGCAACAAAGGGCGATGCGCTCGACACGTCTTGGAACAACCTCATGCTTGGATTACGCATCGGGCAAGATCCTCGCTGCCTGATGACCACGACCCCGAAACCGATCCGCCTAATCCGACAGGTAATCGATCGCCCCACAACCTTCATGACCACTGATACGACGTATGCGAACTTGCAGAACCTCGCACCGTCATTCCGTTCGCAAGTGCTCGCCGCCTACGAAGGAACCCGTATCGGCCGACAGGAATTGCACGGCGAGTTGCTAACAGACGTTGAAGGCGCACTTTGGTCACTAGAACAAATCGACCGGCTACGTGCTCAATGGACGGAACCTGAATCATGATTACCGTGGCACGATCCGATCTAACCCGTGTAGTCGTAGGCGTCGATCCGGCAATGACTTCAGGCGAGAACGCAGACGAAACAGGGATTATCGTCGCCGGCATCGGTCCACACCAACCGGAAACGTGCAGGGTCGACCCGTGTCCCGGTCACGCCTACGTCCTCGACGACGCCACTATCGAATCCTCTGCCCGTCCTACAGTCGATGAATGGGCTAGGCGTGTAGTCGAAATGTTCGATGACTGGCAGGCCGACCGTGTAATCGCCGAAGGCAATCAAGGCGGCGACCTCGTAACCCAAGTGCTTCGAACACAGCGGGTGGGTTTGCCGGTAACTAGGGTCACCGCCCGAGTCGGAAAGCGTGCGAGAGCGGAGCCGGTAGCGGCGCTCTACGAACAAGGACGAGTCCATCACGTAGGTAGCCCGTTGCGCTTCGCAGTCCTTGAGGATCAGTTGACCACTTGGACTCAATCAAGCAGCGACTCTCCCGACCGGCTCGACGCGTTGGTATGGGCGATTACATCGCTAGGGCTAACAGGCATCGGGACCGGCTACATCCCCGACGTAGCGCCCCTCGGCTTCACGAAGGGAAACGACTTCGACCTAGGTGGACTGTCCGCCCTCTAACCCCACCTAGCGTCTTCGTATGCGCCCCTGAGTGACCGTCAGCGGTCCAGCGCCCTACCGACGGCTACGCTACCCCTCGACAACCTAAGAACGACCTACAGCGGTCGTAACTCGCCGGCGGTACGCCAGCCTTCAATCCCCGAACTAGGAGGGCAAATGTCCCGACTACTAGCGTTCATCATCGTCGCTTCACTCGCAGCGGTAACGATCATTCTCGTCACCGACAATCATCAAGCGACTCCAGCGACAAACCCGACAGAGGTTTCCGTGCCATCCACCCGATGCTTGATCTATCGAGCCGGGATGTGTCCGTCCGACAACGACGGTTCACTTGCAACGGAAACACTCAACTACGGAACTACCGGCGACGCGAATGCGGCCGCTGCCGCAGCGTTAGCGCAACTCGTCGAGCACATCACGCCGACGACGACGCAACCGGTTCGTGTTTCACGTGAAACATCAGCGCCTAACCATGATCCCGGTGACGGTTCCCGCTGGGACCAACTCGCACAATGCGAGGCCGGTGGCAATTGGGCGACTAACACCGGCAATGGTTTCGGCGGTGGATTGCAGTTTATGCATCAGCGCTCGTACTCGACGTGGCTGTCGTTCGGTGGCGGAGAGTTTGCGCCGCATCCGTGGGAAGCAACGCGTGATCAGCAAATCGTCATCGCCGAACGCGTGTTGGACTCGTCCGGGTGGAACGCTTGGCCGGGGTGTAGCCGGCGGCTCGGCTACCGCTAGGGCCGACGTACCCCTCTACGCTTAGCGCCCCGGATACGGCTACTGGGGCGGCGTCTCGGCGGTACTGGTCCCGGCTAGGCGTAGCGGCTAAGGTTCGGGGTACCGGGAACGACCCCGGCCTACTAAGGAGAAACCATGAACACCACCACACTCACCACCGGATCAGCCGAACTGTTCGAGGAACTTGCAAAGGACGCAGGCAACTGGAACGGCCACCCACTCATCGACTTCGACGGACAGCCGGCGAAGAAAGGTCACCTCACCGACCTCAAGCGCAAGCGCCTCATCGAAACCTTCGACGACGACGGTTGCACCTTCGCATCGTTCACACTTCGGGGACTCGTCCTCGCCGTCAACAGTGGACACGACTTTTGGGTCCACGACTTCAGTCAAGGCTGGCACGGAATGGCGTCCGCCCTCGTTCAGACTTTCCGAGATGCGCTCGGCATGACGGTCGTCGAGCCGTCATGATCCTCTTCACCCACCACGAACCCACCACCTCCAAGGAGACAAGCAACATGGAAACCACCAAGACATCCACCCAACTCAAACAAACTGCGGCGCAGTTGCTCACGCTGCAAGAAATCGCAGACACCCTGTTCACCGAGTCGGTGCAGCGCCGCACGCTGATAATCACCATCGCTCAAATCTTCACCACTCAAGTGCCGAGAGATCAGTACGACGAGTTCATCACGTATTACGACGAGCACAAGCAGCACAAGACCGACCACCTACTGCAACAGGCGCTAGATCAATGACCAGCCCGCTCGACGATCAAATCACCAACCAACCACTCACAATCAAGGAGTACAACATGGCCACCACTTTCAAACCATTCGCCGTCAGCGACCTGCTACGCGAATCGCACAAGGATGGATTGATCACCGCACGTGAACTCAACCGAGCCGGCAAGGCGTGGGCCAAGGGCGGTCCGCTCAAGATCCGCCGAAAGGGATGGGTCATCACCGTCACCGTCGAGGCAATGAACTGCGATTGCGGGAAGGGCCTCATGTGCCCAATGATGGAATGGAGCCGAGCATGACCACCACGACGAAAGCGACTTGGGTCAACCTCAACGGCGAGATGGTGTGCGACAAGCACGGCGGCAAATACCTCGCCGCATCCATCGCCGAATCGCCGAAGGCGAACGCACACAGAACACCCATGACCGTTTGGGATCGGATCACCGTCAAAGATCACGCACTTTGGAACGACGAGTTCGGCACCGACTGTCTCTGCGAGTACTGCTCATGAATGCGCTCGACGATCAAATCACGCAAGCCATGATGAAGCAGATCAGTCGCACGACCGTCCTCGCTGTTTCCGGCGGACGGGTTAGGCGCACCGGTCCCGTTGCCCTCACGTTTGAGGTAGGCAAGGGCTATCGCGTCGAAGCCGAATTCGACCGGGGCAGCGACACCTACACCGTGCGACGCATCTACATCCGTGGACAGAAACGATGGGTGAAAGGCGAAGTCGATTACGTGCACGCTGAAGAACTCGACGAGACGGTGTACCTCGCCTCATGTTTCGTCAACGTCGACTTCGGCGATCATGTGGTGTCGGCATGAACTTTGAAACCATCGACATCGAAGCCGCCGCCGGCGCTCGGCTACGGGTACTACTCGCCGCCGCCGCCCGGACCAGCAACGACACGATCCGTCAAGGCTGGCTAGACGAGGCTGCAAGGCTCCTGAACGCTGTCCCCGGCGCTGCCGGTAGTGCTAACGCCCCTACAGCAAACGAAAGCGACTGAGCGCTATGAGTACGCAAGCAGATAACCAACGTTCCGGGGAGCCGCAACCAGTCGTCGAGCCCCCTCGCCTCTACTGCGTCGAACTGACCGAAGCGCAACGTAGCCGCATCCTCGGTGTCATCGCATGGCAGATCGGTCACGCCGACGAAGTTCTCAGTCAACCGTGCAACGACTACATCCGTGCAACATGGACAGAAGATCAAAAGGTGCTACGAAAACTGCGAAAGACTTTCGGTGCAGGGGAATGGTGCGCACCGCCGGCTAACCTTGACGCCTAGCGCAAGGAAAGGAACCCTGCTTTATGTCTAACGAAACAAACGAAAGCATTCAGTTCGTAGATGCTCCACCCGAAACACACCGCAAGACGAGCAATCGAACCCGATGGGAAGATCGAGTCGCCGGTGATCTACAAGAACGACCCGGCGAATGGGCGCTTGTTCGCTCCGGTCCTACGTTCAACCGTGTGTCGCCATACGCGCAATTCCTGCGACGGGTGGGAGTAGAGGCGTACTCTCGTCGAGTGTCTGACACCGAAATCGTTGTCTACGCACGTTGGCCGCAGCCATGACAAACAACGAAGCAAGTCGCGATCTATTCGACACTTGGATATCAACCGGCGTATTGCACGGTTTCATCTCAGCGAGTTTCTGCGCAGCGCACGAACAAGGGCCGCTATCTGCGGTAGAACTTGATTACGCTGCGCTCGACGACATCGACCTTCACGACGTTTGCACTACGTCGGTGAGAATCTTTCCGCCTTCGTCATGAACATTCTAATGGTCGCCGGGGTAGTGGTCGTTGCCATTCTCCTAATGGTTGTAGGCTCTTTCATGGACGGTCCTAATGATGAGCCGTTCTTGTAATGGCCGGCAATCAGTTCGGCGTAGCCGTTTGCGCTGCGCTCAACATTGATCCCCTTATGGTTCGAGGGCTAATGATCCAAGTCACACCGGGCGAGCCGGTACGCGTCCTCGTCGATTGGATGGCCGGGTCCGCCGATGAAGAAACCCTCGGCGTCGCCTTCGACATCTTTGAGTTCGAACCCGTAGTCAAAGATTGATCGATGATCGTTGATCTATTCGCCGGTCCGGGCGGTTGGTCCGAAGGGCTACGTATGCTCGACGAGCGGTTGCACGCAACCGAGATCGGCATCGAATGGGACGAGGACGCTTGCGCTACACGCCAAGCCGCCGGCCATAAGACGATCCGTGCAGACGTAGGCACCTATCCACCGGAACGATTCGCTGGCGCTACCGGCCTAATCGCCTCGCCGCCCTGTCAAGACTTCTCATGGGCCGGCAAGAAGGAAGGCATTGAAGGTGAGCGAGGACAACTAATCCACGAAGTCCTTCGATGGACGAAAGCGATTAGCCCCGAATGGGTTGTGTGCGAACAGGTTCCACAAGCGCTACCCGTTTGGATTGAGTTCGCAGAAATAATGCAAGGGTGGGGTTATGCAACATGGGCGGGTGTGCTCAACGCCGCAGACTATGGCGTACCGCAAGCCCGTGAACGGTCGATCCTCATAGCGCACCGTGACCCCAAACGCGCTCGACCACCTATCCCAACGCATGATGCTAATCCGCAACCCGTGTTATTCGGCGAGGCGCTGAACCCGTGGGTTTCGATGGCCTCGGCGTTGGATTGGAATGCAGATGCGCTCGGTACAGCGAAAGTCAATACCGGTCAGCGATGGAAGATCCGTGGCGATCGAAGCACCGCACAAACTTTCGACCCGTGGAACGTTCCATCAAGAACGATCACCGGCAAGTCCGGTGGGCAATGGCACATCATCGTCGAGGGCGAAGTAGTGCAACGCTTGACCCCGAAGTCCACGCTTGCGTTGCAAACGTTCCCCGACTCGTATCCGGTGTGCGGAAACGAAACTTCGCAGTTCAAACAAATCGGTAACGCTGTCCCGCCGCTACTCGCTGCGCACATCCTTTCCGTCATTGCGCTCGACGAGTCGCTATGAGTGAGCAGTCTTGGTGGTGGGTGCTACTCGTCTTTGAGTTCGTCGGTATCGCCGGTCAATGGATTGTTGGATCAGGTCGATGGTGGGGGTGGCTTATCGTGCTCGGCCATTCGATTCCGTGGGTGATCGTGGCGATCGCGTTCGAGCGGTGGGGCGCTGCGGCAATGGCTCCGTTGTGGTGGGCGGTGAATGGGGCTAACGCCTACCGCTGGAAGCGCCTCGGCCGGTAGTCCCGGCGGGTAGGGCGGGTAGGGGCCGGCCCTAGCGATGCGGCTACTGGGGCGGGTTTGGGGCGGTACTTGCGGCGGCTAGGGCGGCCGGCTAGGTTGGTGGCTACCGGGAAACGCCCCGGCCCTACCAAGGAGAAACCATGACCACCACCGCAAACACCCGCAGCGCAATCACCAACGGACACATCATCAACAAAGACGAACTCCATCAGGCCGTTCGTGACTGCGGCTTCGATCTTTACTCAAGCAAGGTCGCCGAGCACCTCGTCGAAGAAATCATCCGGGCCGGATGGGACATCGAATCAGCGCACCGCACGATGATCGTCGAGTCGGCGTCACTCGCTTCCTACTCAGAGAAGATCAAGAACGAGATCGCCACCGACCTCCGCCCCTCATCGGCCGACTGGGTCCTCAACCCCGCAACACGTATCGCCAAGGCGTACGCCGAATGGGAAACCGCAGTTCAGTCGATCAGCAAGAACATCTATGCACTTCGTTTGGTCATCGGCTTCGAAGATGTCGACCTCGGCGATGAGATTGACCTCGACAACATGGTCACTCCCGCCGATGCGTTCATGACCGACCTGCGTGCCATCTGCTTCGGACCTCGTCCGTAGTTACAAACCCACCACCGCTGGAGCGCCGCCTGCGAAGGGCGGCGCTCTTGCATTACCGCTACCAAGGAGAGAATCATGACCACCACCACGACCAAGCGATCCGGCTCTTGGATCTACATCACCGAGTACGGTGACGCCCTACTCATCGCCCCCACCGATCAAACGCTCAGCGATCTTCAGTCGCTCGTCGGCGGATACGTCGAGTGCGTCGCAGCAACGAAAGATCAGATGGGATTCGCTTGCGATGTTTGGGTCAACGAGGAAGGACTGTTCCGAAACGACTTCGGCTTCAACCTCGTCGCATCGTTTATGACGGGACGGCAACTAATCGGGCCGGCGGTCATCTGCACGTCTGACGCTCAAGGCAACACGTGCGGTTTGACCGAGAAGAACATCACCCGCCTACTCGACGACGGTCTAATGATCGACGACAACCACGGCGACCTTTGGACTCCGTCATCGGCTACCGCGTTTCGATTCCCGGTCGCCTAACCCCACCTCTGCAATCAACCACCGCAAACTCAAGGAGCATCATGATCACCACCACTCAAACCCCACACAATCCAACCACCGGCAAAGACTTCACGCGTGGTAATGCCACCCGGCTCGTCGAGGCCGAAACCGAGTTCGGTTATCCAACATCCGAATGGGCTACGTACCGTCAATGGATCGCCGCCGGCCGTCAAGTTCGCAAGGGCGAGCAAGGAGTGAAGTGCCTACTCCCGAAAGTGCAACGCACCGACGACGGAACCGAAGTTGCAACCGGCCGCATCGTACGTGGATTCCACGTCTTCAACATCTCACAAACCGACAGCATCAACTAACCGACTGCTCGACGAGAAAGGAAAGTCATGAACGCATACAGAGGAATCGTTGGGCGACCCGATTCGTGGTATCAACCCGACGACGACGAATACTCCGAGAAGGACGTGGAACTCGCCTACGAATGTTTCGTCGAGGACGAAGGCCGTGAACCTGACACCGATTCGCAAGAGTGGAATGATTATCTTGCGTCATGGGTCGATGCTAAGAACGAAGCGATCGAACTCGCCCGGTGGGGACTGTGACGCCGATCTACCTCCGCCACCGGGGTTCGCCGGGGCCGGCCGGCCTACCCGCCGACAGCGCCCCTCAACGGCCGCAGGCCCCTATCGGGCTAGGTAACCCGCCGACAACCGCCGTGGCAGCCCACAGGGCCCTTCAGGCGGCTATGGCCGCAGGCGATATCCCGGCGGTACGGCACCTATTCGATCTCCGGTCCCGGCTCGTCTCCGCCTACGCAGCGGCGCTCGACGCGTCATATGGCGAGGCGCTATCAAAGGTCATCGTCTCCGCAAGAAAGTTGTAACCAGTTCGCCGACGGCCTAGCCCTTCCTAACTCGGGGTGAAGGGAAACCTGCTCGCCGCCGCTACGTCATCAGCGCAGCGAGTCAAAGCGTCTTCATGGTCGCCAAGGTTTCCCGGCCGTCGTCATCCCCGTCTACGTGCGAACCTCGACGCTACAATCTGCGGCTATGACCGACGACGAATACGAATACGAGTTCGACGCAGACGACGACGAAGAAACTGAAGATGGAGACCTACCGCCTCTCGTTGAGGCTTGTGTCGCGCTCCACGAAATCTATCTAGCACTACTCGACGGTGGTTTCACCGAACGTGAAGCACTAAGGATCATTGCGTTAGCGATGGCTGAAGGCGAATTGACCGAATGAAGTTGCCGTTCGTAGCCGCACCCGGATGGTGGGTGGGAGCATCATGTCGTCGAGACGGCGTTCCGGTAAGTGTGTTCTTTGGGCGTGACAGCGTGAAAGCCGCTAGAGCCGTATGCAAAGAATGCCTAGTGAGAACTCGGTGCCTAAGCGAACACCTCGACGAACCTTTCGGCGTTTGGGGTGGGCATCCAAGAGACGAACGTTCGCACATAATGTCAGCGATCGCAGACGGCACTAGCATTAGCGCAGCATCTAACGCCATCGACAGCAGGAGACAACGCTAGTGGCCGACGAGAACATGACAGAACTTGGTACTACCGGCCTACGTCGCGTTGGCGGATTCGTCATTGACGATCAACTCTCGGCGCTACGAGGCACAAACGCGGTCAATGCTTGGCGTGAAATGTCGGACAATGATCCGATCGTCGGCGCTTTGCTGTTTGCTATTGAGAAACTCCTACTTCACGTAGAGTGGCGCGTCGATCCTTACGTCGACGGCGATGGCGTATCAACCGATACAGACGTAGAGGTCGCAGAGTTCGTCGAGTCTTGCCGTCACGATCTAAACGAATCGTGGGGTGCATTACTTCAAGGAATCCTTACGATGCTTCCGTTCGGATTCTCGTTCCATGAACTTGTCTACAAACGCCGGCTCGGACCCGACCAAACCGACCCGACAAAGAAGTCCCGTTACAACGACGGTCGCATCGGTTGGCGCAAGATCGCTTATCGAGCGCAGGAAAGTCGCTGGCAATGGGTGTTCGGTAAAGACGGTGCGCTAGAAGCAATGGTCCAATGGGACCCGTCAACGGGGGTGCACGCGACTATCCCGATGGAGAAGGCGCTGCTATTCCGAACGACGGTAGCGAAAGCGAACCCTGAAGGCCGCTCGATTCTCCGCAATGCGTTTCGTCCGTGGTATTACAAGCGACGCATCGAAGAGTTCGAAGCGGTAGGCATGGAACGCGACCTCGCCGGTCTGCCTATCGCCTACGTTCCGCCGTCGCTGTTAGCGAGTAATGCAACTGACGCTCAACGCGCTGCACTATCCGCTATCACAGACATCGTTCAAGGAATCAAACGCAACGAACAGGAAGGCGTAGTATTCCCGCTCGCGTACGACGAAGGTGGACGAGAACTGTTCCGACTCGAACTCCTTTCGTCGGGAGGGCAACGTCAGTTCGATACCGACAAGATCATCGCTCGATACGATCAACGCATAGCGATGACAGTCCTCGCCGACTTCATTCTTCTCGGCCATAGCAACGTCGGCTCATTCGCTCTAGGCACATCAAAGATTGACCTATTCACACAAGCGATCGACGCTTGGGCTAGCGGCATCACCGATGTCTTCAACGATCACGCTATTCCTCGACTGCTCAAACTCAATGGCATGGACACCGGCCGTTGCCCAAAACTTACTTACGCTGACATCGGTGCTACCGATCTTGCGGGCATCGCCGAGTTCGTGCTGAAACTTTCGCAAGCCGGCGCAATCGTTCCCGATGCAACCCTTGAAGAATGGATGCGCGATCTTGCTGGCTTGCCGCCGGCGGATCAAGAAACTCCGTTATCAACGTTGGTGCCGGGGCTCGACGACGCAGGGGACTGATCGTGGGTGCATCTTTGGTGCGGTCATTTCAGAAAGCAACGCCACGCATAGTTCCTGCACGCCCCATCGGTACTAACCGGCTAACGGCAGCGGAACGGAAGATTGCGGATACGTTCGCTTCAGCCGTTCGCGACCTAACGGCAAACATTGAGACGCCGGCATTGTCGCGCGCGTTGAGTTCCGGCTCCGTGTCTAACGCTGTTCAAGCGTTTGATTGGGGAGCGTTCGGCTCGCGTATGTCCGATACCCGAAGCGTAATGTTGCAACAGATCGCTCAAACAGGGAAGGCCGAAGCCAAGAACCTCGCCTCGACCGTAGGGCGATTCACGTTCAACGTCACCGATCCACGCGCAGCGTCTTGGGCGGCGTCACGTTCCGGTGAGTTAGTTGTACAGGTTAGCGACAGCATACGAAGCGAAATCCGTAGCCTCATAACAAACTCGTTCGTCAATCAGATTGATCCTCGCGAGATTGCACGGCAACTTTCGCAGACCGTTGGACTTCATGACCGTTGGGCGGGTGCGGTAACTAAGACTTTCGATCGCAACTTCGCTGACTTTCTTGCGCAGGGGTACAGCCCGTCGGACGCTCTAGATGCCGCTAATCGAGTCGCCGAAAGATACCGGGACAGGCTGCTCGTTTCTCGCGGCTCCATGATTGCTAGAACGGAAGTTATGACCGCCGCTAATCAAGGGCGTGCGATCTCTTGGCAGCAGGCCGGCGATGCCGGACTTTTCAATCCGCTCACTTCCTCTAAGGAATGGATTGCCGAAGGGGATGCTTGTCCTGACTGCGAAGCCGTTGATGGCGAAACGGTTGGGCTCGACGACGACTTCTCGGTCGGCGAATACATGCCGCCGGCGCATCCTTCGTGTAGGTGTACGGCCGTTCTAATACCCGGCGAATAGGCCGCTACTTGCAACGATGCCGATACGTTGCGAATGAAGTACCATCGTCTGCCGGAGGTCATAGTGGAACACGAAACGCAGCACACCCCACAAGTCATTGAGATTATCCGCAACGTACCGCTGACTTCGCTAACGTCAGCGACGAACCTGCCGGCTGATCTTGCTTCTAAGGTCGACGCGATGGTGTCGCTAGGGGCTCGTACCGTCGATGTCGCATCGGTACTAACAGGCGATGATTATTCCGTCGTACTACTCCCGTCCGATGACGATGACGCTTGGGTGCCTACTACGGAACCTGAAGTAAATGACGATGCGCCGGCACCCGTCGAGCAGGTAGAAGTTGAGTTTCCTAATCCTGACTGGGACGGCGGCGATGAATACGCCGATGCCGACGAAGACGAATACGACGACACACAGGCATATCCACAACAGCGGACGGGGTTGTTAGACCGTTTCCGTTCCGTATTCGGCAAAGGTCTATCGTTCGAGCAGGAGAACGCACAGATTGCGCGCAACCGCAAACGCGTTGCAGCGAGCGCTCCCCACAACTTTGAGCGTGCGGTGTGGACAACGCGTAAGGGCGTCCTACGTTGCCGTATCTGCGGTGGCCCCTCCCCCGAAGTCGGCGACATTTGCAACGGCGCTGTCGGGAAAATGGCGCACGAATCCTACGAGTATTCCGGTAGTTACGAACACGAACACGATCATGGAGCCGACATCGGCGACCTAACAGTTCGGTCAGCGTTGCTTGCCTCATCGATTGACGCCATCGTCGAGTCGGCCGGCTACTTCACCCCGGACGAAGCGCACTACATGGAGCCGTCTCCGTTCATTGAAGAACATCTCGCTTGTGCTAACTGCGTCGCCTACTGCCCTGAAACCGCAGGATGCTATTGGGTCGACGGCGCGATTATGCCTGAAGGAATCTGTCGGCTTTGGGTCATCCCCGAGCGCACCCGCTTGCTCGGCCCGGAAGAAACGCTCGACGAAGATGTTGAGATGTCTTTCAAGAAAGAGATAATTGAGGTCGATGGCGAGTACTGCGTTACATCCGCAGACGGCAACCAGTCATTCGGGTGTTATGCGTCTATGCCCGAAGCCGAAGATCGGCTCTTGCAAATAGAGCGTTTCAAGAAGGCGGAGATGTACACGCCGCCGAAAGGCGTGCAAGAAGAAGCGCAACGTGCCGTCCGTTGGATTGAAGATGGCGAAGCCGGTAATAACTTCACACCGGTTGGTCGTCGACGCGCATCTGATCTAGCCGCTGGCCGGCCTGTATCTATCGACATTATTAGGCGTATGTCGTCTTATCTCGCTCGACACGCCGTTGATAAGCAAGGGCAGGGTTTCTCTCCCGGCGAAGACGGCTACCCGTCCGCCGGTCGTGTGGCATGGGCAGCGTGGGGTGGCGATCCGGCAATCGCTTGGACACGAAGCATCATCGATAGCGTTGAGAAATCGCCGACCGTAAATGACGTACACGTCGATGTCCCTATGGGCTCGTCGAGACGCACCAAGAAACTCCCGTCTCTCTCTATGGGCTACATGATGAAAGAGATCGGCGTCGGTTCCTACGTATCTTGGTCATCTTCCGGTGGTCGAGCACGTGGTCGCGTAGAACGGGTATCTACGAATCGTCCGATACCGGTGCCGGACTCGTCGTTCACTATCGACGCTTCAGAAGATGACCCCGCTGTTCTAATCCGTTTGTGGGAAGAAACATCCGAAGGTTGGAGGCAGACCGATCGTAGGGTCGGTCACCGACTTTCAACGCTCACCGAAATCGCTGCGTTAGAACGATCCGCCTCTATTCCTTCGATCTTCTCAAAAGCAGATGAACGTCGTTACACGCTCGGCCCGTGGTATGTGCCTGACGCGTATGACGCTCACGGAGAATGGACCGACCCGGAACAACTACAACAGGCGCTATGGGATTACGTTCGCAACTCTGATCGACAGATCCGTTTGCAGCACAACCTCGAAGTTGTCGCCGGCGAATGGGTTGAAGCGTTGACGTGGCCGATGCCCGTTGTAGTTCCGATGATGGACGCCGACGGCAACGTAACCGATCATGAGTTTCCTGCCGGCACCGTGTACATGGGTGTTGTGTGGGAACCGTGGGCATGGGAACTTGTTAGACAAGGAAAGATTCGCGGCTACTCAATAGGTGGCCGTGGCGAGCGGGTAATGATTGATCTCGAAACCGAAGAAGGTGTGTTGTGACTGTTTGGGTGAACCGAAACGAAGGTCAGCAGGTCGTCGCTCAGCGCGGTGCCGTATCGAAGGCTGAAGATGAGATGATGGGCGTCGAGGACGACGTCCCGATGAATCCTCAGATGCTTGTGTCAGCGTTGCGGGTGCTACTCGCCGATGCGGTTTCGATGAGTCTGCGAGCGCAGGGATTCCATTGGAATGTTCGTGGCTCCGACTTTGCGCAGTATCACGAACTGTTCGGCGAAATCTACGAAGACGTTCATGGTTCGGTAGATGCGATCGCTGAGAACATCCTGAAGTCCGGCGGTATCGCCCCGTTCCGTCTCCCCGAACTCATGGCGTTGCGTTCTATCGTTGACTCACCGGTGGCTTCGCCAATGCCGGCCGATCTCGCCGCCGATCTACTCGTAGCGAACGATGCTGTTCTATCTACGTTGAAGATGGCGTATGAAGTTGCTGGCGAAGTTGAGTCTGAAGGTGTTGAGAACTACATCGCCGAGCGCATCGATCAGCACAACAAATGGCGTTGGCAGTTGTCTGCCTCTATCGCCTAGCGCCTAGCCCGGTGCGGGTAGGCGGCGGTCGTCGAGCCCGCCCGGCTCCATAGCGGCGTCTCAGACCCCGGTACTGGGGCGGGTTTCTTCGGTACTCGCCCCGGCTAGGCGTAGCGGCTAGGCTCATGGGTAGCCGGGGACCAGCCCCGCCTAACCCAAGGAGCACCATGACCACCACCAACCGCCGCAAGATCACCCGGATACAAGGCGAAGAACTTCGCTACCGGCTCGAACTCAACGAAGAACAGAACGAGATCAACAAAGAGAAGGGCGACAGCGATCGACTTCCCGTGTGGGGAATGATCGAACAACGTG